CAGATAAGAAAGCGCCATTGGAAGGGGTGAGAACTTGAACATAGCCAGAGTTTTCCCGAGATTGACTAATGCGACACCCCGGGATGAATATACCTTTTTCGATGCCCCGGGTATGTTTCTGCCGCCTATTGACGAGGTCCATATTTCAGTTGTTTTTACTTACGACATCAACGAGGTCGAGCGATTGGTAAAGCAATGGGAGCATGTGGCCCCCGTTAAAATTGGCGGCCCGGCATATGACGCCCCGGGCGGTGAGTTTATACCCGGTAGGTATCTAAAAAAAGGTTATGTCATTACCTCCAGGGGCTGCCCAAATAAATGCTGGTTCTGCCGGGTGCCCATCCGGGAGGGTGGGGCGATCCGAGAACTGGAGATTAAAGAGGGTAACAATATCCTTGACGATAACCTTTTGGCCTGCAGTGAACCCCATATCCGGAAAGTATTCACCATGCTGAAGCGTCAGAAATACGGCAGACCAATGTTTACCGGAGGCTTGGAAGCGGCCAGGCTAAAGGATTGGCATGTCGAGTTATTGCGATCTGTCCGGCCAAAAGAAATGTTTTTCGCCTACGATACCCCGGATGATTATGAGCCTCTTGTCGAGGCCGGGAAAAAACTCCTAAAGGTAGGGTTTACAACGGCATCGCATACTTTGCGGGCTTATGTCCTAATTGGACATCCGAAAGACACGTTCGAAAAGGCGGAAGTCCGATTGACACAAACAATCAAGGCTGGGTTTTTGCCCATGGCCATGCTGTACCGGGACCAAGGAGGAGAAAGAGACTTGGAATGGGCAAGGTTTCAAAGGTTCTGGGCGCGGCCAGCAACGGTAAACCTGAAAATTAAGCAGTTGGCCTGATGCATATTCCAGATAACAAACGGCTACAGTATAGCGAAAATAGCAGCCCTCAGACGGGCGCTGCCATTGATTGAACAAGAAAACGATAAGTAACTAATTTTCGCCGGGCTTACCTGGGACCGATCATTCCGGGGACAAGCGGACCTGGCCGTGCCCGGCCAGTTTCCAGGGGAGGCGCCTCCAACCACACCAAAACCAGGAGGTTGGAGAAGACATGGATACGATTCTAAACCAGTTAACAAGCGCAATTGCAGAGCTTTGTCCCAGCGTAGACCAAATGCAGGCCCGTATCAAAATGGCGGGCGTCCTGGCCGCCTATGACATTAAGCCAGCGCAGCTACCCGGCATCCACCCGGATATCAGAGAAAAAATCAAGCTTTTCTTGGCGGCTAAAAAACTGGAAGGTTTAAGTCCCCTTACAACATTACCCGGCTACGAAATCGAACTGCGAATTTTTGCCGAGTCAATCAATAAACCGGTGGAGCAGATAACCACTGCAGATCTGCGGATGTTTCTTGGCAAGTTCAACCATTTAAGATTGAGTTCATTATCTAAACGACTATCGGTCCTGAAAAGTTTCTTCGGATGGCTCACCGAGGAAGAGATAATCCCACGGGATCCGGCCCGGCGGATTAAACCGCCAAAAACAGAGCAGCACTTACCCAAGGCCTTGGCCGTAGAAGAACTTGAAATGATACGTGAGTTTTGTAAAACACCACGGGAACGGGCGCTAATAGAGGCGTTTTATGCCACCGGTTGCCGGCTTTCGGAGGTTCAAGGGCTAGATCGTAAGGACATTGACTGGCAGCGTAACAGTGTCAAGGTTTTCGGTAAAGGGTCAAAGGAACGTGAAGTATACTTCAGTTGGAAGGCTATCTATCATCTGAAAAAATATCTGGCCGCCCGAAAGGACGCCCACCCGGCACTATTCGTGACTGAGCGACAACCGATACGCAGGCTAAGCAAAAGAGGGATTCAAAGGGCGATAAAAATAATTGCCGACCGGTCAGGTATCGGTAAAAGCATTTCACCGCATTGGCTTCGGCACACCTTTGCTACCCTGACTTTGAATAACGGGGCGGATTTAGTGGCCGTGCAAAGCTTACTGGGCCATGCTAATCCCAGTACCACGCAAATTTATGCAAGACTGTCCAGCAGTCGGCGCCGGGAGCAATATCAAAAATATCTCGTGCAGTAAAGAACAGATAGGGGGTTGTAATTCGGGGTGGGTCCAAAAGTGACGGAACAACTTGCAGCAGAACTGAGTCAGCATGCGGAAGAAATTAACCAGGTGGAATTCGGGGAGATCATATTCAAAGTTCAGAACGGGCGATTGGTTCACTGGGACGTGAGAAAAACATTCAAAGCGGTGGGGGCTGACCCGAAAAACGGGAGGTCTGGGCGTAAAGCTTAGGCCTCCCTCATTTTTATCAAGGGGGTGGCGTGGGTGAAAAAGTTGATAATGGAGTACAAGCAGTCATTACGGGATTTACATAAAGGAAAGGTAAAACCGTTATATTTGCATAGTATGATATCAGATACCCAGTGGGCGATATCGTACATGGAAACCGGACAAATACCCGGGACTAAGTGGTCCGTGGCCCGGTGGTCAAAAGAGGACCGGGAAGTGCTCTTCGACCCGCATGTTATGGATAAATGCTTTAACCTGCCCGCCGGCCCTGACGAGGTCAGCGAAAACGTGAGAAAAACCGTTGAACAACTGCTTTTAACCCTTGCCCCGCGGGAACGGCAAGCATTTGTACTGGTCCACGCCCAGGGCTTCAGCTACCAGGAAGCCGCCGATTATATGGCCATCTCCAAAGGAAACGTATACAACCTGATCCGCCGGGCGGATAAAAAATTTGAACGGCTGCGCGGGGTTGTAGGACGAAAGCAAGTTAAGGGTGAAGGGATCTCTTAATTAAGAAGCTTTAAAGAGCAGGCCTGATAATCACCGGCGCCGGCCGGGGAGGAAGCAAGGCCTGCTTTTGTATACCCAATTTAACACACGAGGAGTGATGATATGAATTTTGTGGAGCCCATCCGGCAGCAGGGCCTTATCCATGACATTGCCGCCCATCTTAAAAGGAGAAGCGAGAGAGATTATATCATGTTCCTGATCGGCGTCTATACCGGGTTACGAATATCCGATATCCTCAAACTGAAAGTCAGGGACGTAAGAAACAAAAACTATATTATCCTTAGAGAGCAGAAAACCGGCAAGCAGCAAACGCTTGAAATTAATCCGTACCTAAAACGGGAGCTGGCCAAGTACATCATAAATAAAGATGATGATGAGTACCTTATCAAATCCCGGCAGAACCTGGACAAACCTTTAACGAGGGTCCAAGCATATAGGATACTCAAAGGGGCAGCTAAGCACTTCAGGCTTCAGTCAATCGGCTGCCATACCCTGCGTAAGACATTCGGGTATCACTTCTACCAGCAATATAAGGACGTGGTGACCCTGCAGCAGATCTTGAACCACAGCCATCCAAGTGTCACTCTTCGGTACATCGGCATTGAACAGGAGACCAAGAACACTGCCATCAGAAAGCTCAAACTTTTTTAAAAAACTTGGTTGAGTAACATATTGAGCCAACGTTACATTAAATTTTTTGAAATGTATTTAAGCCCAATATTTTGAAGTGCTCCCGGGTATTTTTTGAGTGTAACACAATGTACTGATATGTATCACTCACATAGAAATATATGGGAACTTGTAGGACGGAAGCAAGCTAAGGGTAGAGGGACATTTACGGAGGGCAAAAATGGATTACACGTGGTTGATTACGGCGGCCTCGATCATGGGCGTGGTGGCGAACATATATAAGAAGCCCTGGTGCTTTGCGATATGGACGTGCACCAACATATCATGGCTGTTGATTGACTTCGCGGCCGGGCTTTATGCCCAGGCTTTTCTGTTTGCGTTGTATATCGTTTTATCCATCTGGGGTCTGGTGCAGTGGAGGATGGATGAAAGGAAAAATGTAACGACTGGATAGATTTGGGTCCTTTCGGCGGCCGGGGAGCGTTGCGGTTCTAGCGAGTCCCGAAATTTGTCCAGGTATGAAAATTTTTTAACTGGTATTTTCTTTCCAAGTAACAGGTGGGTATTATGCCAAAAGATGTAAAGGATGATATTTCGGATTTAATCGTGACCACTGACGTAATGGCCGGTATTTTGGGCTTTACCCGTCAAAGGGTAAACCAGCTGGCCAAGGAAGGCGTCCTGGAGAAAAAAGCCCCGGGGCGCTTTTATTTGATGCATAACATTAAAAAGTATATTGAGTTTATACGCCTTGGGTCGACCGAAGATGAAGATGATGCCGCAACATATTATTGGGAAGAAAAGGGCATCCACGAAAGAGCAAAACGGGAGATTTCTGAACTGAAACTGGCGGTGCTGAAAAACAGGCTCCATGATGCCGCCGATATTGAGATGGTGATAACGGGCATGCTGGTGACCTTTCGGAGCCGGATGCTGGGCATGCCGGCCAAGCTAGCGCCGCTGCTTATCGGACAAACCAACCAGGCAGAAGTGCAAACCATCCTGGACAAAGAAGTCCGGGAGGCCCTGACCGAGCTTTCTGAATATGATCCGGCGATGTTCGCCGGAGGCGGTGAACTGGTAGATGAAGAAGAAGACGAGGAATTTATTTCAGAGAATCCTTAAAACCTTAGCCCCGCCGCCGAAGCTGACCGTCAGCCAGTGGGCGGACAGTAGACGTAAACTTTCCGCCGAAAACTCGGCGGAGCCCGGCCAGTGGCGTACGGACCGGGCTCCGTACCAGCGGGAGATTATGGATTGCGTTACGGATCCGCAGGTAGAAAAGGTCGTTATAAAAGCCAGCAGCCAAACGGGGAAAAGCGAGATAGTAAACAATGTCATCGGCTATTACATTGATATTGACCCCGGGCCGCTGCTGATGATTCAGCCGACGATTGAAATTGCCCAGGATTATTCCAAACGGCGGATTACGCCGATGGTTAAGGATACTGAAGTGCTGGCGGCGAAGGTGGCCGACAGCAAGACAAGGGACCTGAACAACACTATCCTGATGAAGGTATTTCCCGGCGGTTTCCTGGCGATGGCCGGAGCCAACAGCCCGGCCGGCCTGGCCAGCCGGCCGATTAAGGTTTTACTTTGCGACGAGGTGGACAGGTATCCCGAGAGTGCCGGCGGCGAAGGTGACCCGATTGCCCTTGGTGAAAAGCGGACTATAACCTTTTGGAACCGGAAAAAGATATTCGCGTCCACCCCCACGGACAAGGACGTTTCCAGAATTGACACCGAATACGAGCTGGGCACCCAGGAAGAATGGCGGGTGAAGTGCCCCGGGTGCGGTAAACACCATTTTATCGTGCTCCGGGATATCCAGTTTAAATATGATAAGCATGAGCAAAACAAAAAGTTTGTCTACGTTGTCCATGAGGTCAGGTGGCGCTGTCCGGATTGTTTGAACGAGTACGATGAGTACACCATGAAAAGGCAGCCGGCGGCCTGGTTTGCCAATAATCCGGCGGCCCTGGAAAACGGTATCCGCAGCTTTCGGCTTAATTCCTTTGTGTCACCGTGGTATAGTTGGAAACGCATTGTGCAGGAGTTTCTGGAAAGCAAGAACGATCCGGAACTGTTTAAGGTTTTCGTTAACACGGTGCTGGGTGAATCGTGGGAAGAGCGCGGCGAAATTGATGATGAATCTATCCTTTTGGACCGGCGCGAAGAATACGAAGCGGAGCTCCCCGATGGGGTACTGATTCTCACCTTGGCGGCGGACACCCAAGACGACCGGCTTGAATATGAGGTTATTGGTTGGGGCCACGGGGAAGAGTCGTGGGGCATAGAAAAGGGGGTTATCTGGGGGAAGCCGGATGATAAGAGTACCTGGCAGTTGCTCGATGATAAGCTTGATAAAACGTGGCACTTTGCCGACGGTATCGGTCTGGTGGTTGCCTGCGCCTGCATCGACAGCGGCGGCCACTTTACTGAGAATGTCTATCAGTATTGTGGTAGCCGGTTGAATAAACGGGTATTTGCCATAAAAGGCGAGGGCGGCTCCGGTATTCCTCTGGTGTATAAGATCAGCCGGAATAATAAGTATAAGCTGCCCTTGATATTGTTAGGCGTGGACAGCGGCAAAACGTCTATCATGCAGCGGTTAAAGATAAAACAGCCGGGTATAAAATACTGTCATTTCCCGGTCCAGGAAGAGCGCGGTTATGACCAGATGTATTTTAAAGGGTTGATTTCAGAGAAACAGGTAATCCGGAAGGTGAAGGGCCAGGCGGTTAAGGTCTGGGAGAATATCGCCAAAGATAAAAGAAACGAGCCGTTAGACCTCCGGGTATACAATCTCGCGGCCTTGCAACTGATGAAGCCTAATTTCGACGCCCTTGAAAAACGGCTGAAAGAAATTACATCGGGATCGGTTGCCGTCTCCGGAAGCAGTTCAAAACTCAAAGCGGGACAGACTCAACAAAAGTACGGTTGCGTTAAAAAGTCAGCCGTTTAAGGGGGTGATCCTGGTAAGTGTCCACTGATAGACTTCAAAAAGCAAAGGACCGGCTAAACGCATATTACGAAGCCGAGCTTGCTATCCTGGCTGGTCAGGAGTACCGTATCGGTACCCGGACGCTGCGCCGGGCGAATCTGCAGGAAATAAGATCCGCTATAAATGAACTGGAAAAACTGGTCAAACAGTTAGAGGACCAGGCAAGCGGCATTACCACAACCCGGGCCCGCCGGGTAGTGATAAGGGATATATAAGGCGGTGGTCGTTTGAATATAGTAGATAAGGCAATAGCGTTTTTTAGCCCGGAAAAAGTGTTGAAGCGCCAGGCCGCCCGCCGGGCGCTGCAGTTTCTGAACACCGGGTATTCTGAGTCCGGGGCTTCCAGTAAAAAAAAGTCCGTGAAGGGATGGAGGGCCAAGTCCAGCAGCCCTCAGGCGGACATTGACGCAAACCTGGATACCCTGCGGCAAAGGTCCAGGGACCTGTTTATGAGCGGTGCCATTGGGCGATCGGCCATCGTTACCCCGAGGACCAATGTAATCGGCCCCGGCTTAAAGCTGAAAAGCAGGATTGATTACAAGTATCTGGGTCTTACCCGGGAGCAGGCGGACCAGTGGGAAAGGAATACTGAGCGCGAGTTTTCAATATGGGCGGAGAGCCGGTTCTGTGACACGCTGCGCCTGAACAATTTTTACGAGCTTCAATCAATCCTGTTCATTTCGTACCTGCTGAACGGCGATGGCTGGTCGCTGATAAAGCAGGCCGACCCGGAATCGTTTTTCCCTTACAGCCTGCGCCTGCACCTTATCGAGGCAGACCGGGTAAGTACACCAAAGGAGAGCGGCGCCGGTCTTTTTTCCGCTTCGGCCACGCTGGGCAAAAATCCCGAGAACGGTAACCGGATTTATAACGGGGTTGAAGTTGACGGATCCGGGGCGGTGGTTGCTTATTGGATATCCAACGGGTACCCCGGGGATCCGGTCAACCCTACGGGGATGATGAAGTGGCAGCGGGTGGAAGCTTTCGGCGTCCGTACCGGCCGGCCAAACGTGCTGCAAATCATGGAGGCCGAGCGTTGCGAGCAGTACCGTGGTGTTCCGTTTTTGGCGCCGGTATTGGAAGCGGTTAAGCAAATCAGCAGGTATACCGAAGCCGAACTGATGGCGGCCATTATCACCGGCTTTTTTACGGTGTTTATTAAAGAGAGCCAGAGCCAGACAGTGGATTTCCCTCTTATTGAGGCCATCCCGGGAGAGGAAAAAGTTGACCTGGATCCCAACGCCTTTGAGCTGGGTGCCGGGACCATCAATACTCTGCCGCCGGGGTATGACGTTTCCATGGCCGACCCTAACCGGCCGTCCTCTAATTTTGACGCCTTTGTGACGGTTCTGGCCAGGCATATTGGCGCGGCACTGGAGATGCCGTATGAACTATTGTTGAAGAGTTTTACCGCCAGCTATTCAGCCAGCAGGGCGGCGCTGCTGGAAGCATGGAAGTCATTCCGGATGCGCCGGACCTGGTTTGCCAGTGATTTCTGCCAGCCGGTATATGAGCTATGGCTTGATGAAGCAATTGCCCGGGGGGTTGTTACCGCACCAGGTTACTTTAACAGCCCGGCGACGGCCAAGGCCTGGAGCAAGGCGGAATGGCACGGGCCCGCACCGGGACAGATTGACCCTGTTAAAGAAGTTAAGGCAGCCCAGATGCGGGTTGACAGCGGCTTTTCCACCCGGGAGCGTGAAACCATAGAGATTACCGGCGGGGACTTCGATAAGAACATTGAGCAGTTACAGCGAGAAAACGAGCTGATGAAACAGGCCGGATTATTAGAGGCTACAAGTGGGGGTGAAAGCGACCGCCATCCTGTAATACCGACAGGCCTTCGGTTGTTACCGCAACCACCGCGAAATAGCAAAATCATTAAACCATCTGGCAAGAAAAACGAAGACAAGCTACCCGAGGTCAAACAAGTGATTAAAACCCTATCTAAAGAGGACAAGGCCGAGCTCGGCCCACGGTACTTCTACGACGACTCGCAATATCGTTACATCGTTGAAAGAGATGACAAACCAGTTGGATTCATTGAAAACCGTGCCACTGGCAAAAAGGGACACTTTAACCTTGCTGTTGACCCTGACTATAGAGGCCAAGGGATAGCCGACGAGATGGTTGACCAAGCCATTACTGATGTTCCAGTGGAGATGTCGAACCTTGAAAAAATTCTATGGATTACATCTGAGGGTAACGAAGCATCAAGGAAATTAGCTGAAAAGCACGGTTTTGAGCTGACATCTGAAGAAGATGGCGAGGTTAGGTACACATACTGGCTGAATGGGGGCGGTGGCGAGTGAAGTTCTGGAATTTTATTAAAAACGAAGCGAACCCCGAAGAGGTTGAACTGCGTATTGAAGGCCATATTGTTGACGATGAAAACGCATGGCTGTATGAATGGTTTGATATTCCGGCCGCATCTCCTAACGCTTTCAGAACCGAGTTGGCGCAGTATGCCGGCAAGAATATAACAGTCTGGATTGATAGTTACGGTGGCAGTGTATTTGCCGCAGCGGGCATTTATACCGCGCTGATGGAACATAAGAAAAGCGGCGCCAGAATTACGACCAAAGTAGACAGTAAGGCAATGAGCGCGGCTACGGTTCCGTTTATGGCCGGTGATGGAAGATTAATGAGCCCGCCGGCAATATTCATGATCCATAACCCACTTGTTGAAGTCTATGGTTACGCTTCGGAGCTCAGGAAGGCCGCCGATTACCTTGACGTTGTCAAGGAGACTATCATCAGCGCTTACCAAATGGGGACCGGTCGTTCCGCGGCAAAGATTTCGGCAATGATGGACGATGAAACCTATATGAGCGCCAAAACAGCCGTGAAGGAAGGTTTTGCAACCGGCATTCTTTATGCTGACACCAATATTCAGCCTGTGGAAAATTCTTTCATGTTCAGTCATGCCGCGATACAAAATAGTTTTTCGGCATCAACGAGAAGTATTATCAATCAGCTCAAAGAGCTTGGTATGGCTGGCCCAGCAGGCGCCGGCTTAAATATACCAAATAAACAGGAACCGGCCGCAACGCCGCAGCCTGTAAATAATTCCAAGGAGGATGAGACAGTGGAAATCAAAAACGCGGATGAGCTGAGACAGTATTTCCCTGATCTGGTCGCCCAGGTTGAAGCAGCGGCCAAGGATGAGGGGGCGAAAACCGAGAGGCAGCGCATCCAGGCCATCGACGAGATCGGGGCCGCTATCACTCCCGATCTTGCCAACAAGGCCAAGTACGAGGAGCCTATGACTGCCGAACAACTGGCCTTCCAGGCGCTCAAAGCCGATGCGGCCAAGGGTACCCAGTACCTGGCCCAGATCCAGCAGGACAGCCAGGATTCCGGCGCCAACAACGTGGTCGGTCAGCCCCAGGCGGAACCTGCCAAGGGAAAGGATACGAAGGCGGAAAAGGAAGCGGCCGCGCAGTCCATTGCGGACTTCGCCAACAAGAGGAGGGATAAGTAATGGGAGACCTGTACTACAACCTGGATTCCTTTACCCCGGACAACCTGATCGCCGGTAACGAGTTCCCGCTACTGACCAAAGCGGTGACCCTGCAGGGCGCCCAGGGCGTGGTCAAGCGCGGCACGGTTCTTGGTGAAATCACCAAGGCCATTGGAAACCCGGTTGCTGATGCCGGCAATACGGGAGATGGCACCGTTACGGATGTTTCGCTTGGCAGTGCAGCCAAGTTGGGCACCTATATCCTGGAGTGTATCACGGCAGCTGCGAACGGTGGTACTTTCAAAGTACTCGACCCGGACGGCGTGCGCCTGGATGATGCTGATGTGGGGGCAGTTTACACTGGGGCAATTAATTTTACAATTAATGACGGCGCAACCGATTTTGCTGTGGGTGATAAGTTCACCATCGAAGTGACTGAGGGCAGCGGCAAGTATAAAGTTGTTAACTCGGCCAACGTGGATGGCAGCCAGGAAGCGGATTGCATCCTGGTGGCCGACATAGACACCACGGACGGGGATATTGTAGCCGAAGCGTACCGAAGCGGCCACTTCAATCGTAAGGCGCTTATCTTCGGCGGCGGAGACACTGCGGCCAACCATGAAGAAAAGCTCAGGGAACTGGGTATTCACCTGAGCGATAACATTCCGTACTAAGGAGGTAGGGTGAATTGTCTATCAACATCTATGAAACCAGGACCATGATGCAGGCCATCGATAAGATGAAGCCTGTGCGAACCTTCCTCCGGGATACTTTTTTCCCGGGCATTGAGACGTTCCCCACTGAAAAGATTGACGTTGACTTCCGTAAAGGCAAGCGTAAAATGGCTCCGTTTGTGGCCCGTAACAGCGGCGGCATTACCATGGACCGGCAGGGCTTCCAGACCAACACCTGGGAGACACCGTATATTGCACCCCAGCGGGCACTGACTAAGAACGACCTCACCAATCGAATGATGGGTGAGAACGTATACAGCACCCGCACTCCGGAACAGCGGGCCATGGAATTGCTGGCCAGGGACCTGATCGAGTTGGATGACATGATTGCCCGTCGGGAAGAATGGTTCTGCCGGCAGGTACTGCTTTACGGCCTAGTCACCATCAAGGGCTGGATTGACAAGTTTGGCTCTGACTACGTGGAGGACACCGTTAACTACCAGTTCACCAACAAGGAAACCCTGGCCGGGGCGGACGCCTGGACCGAGGCCACCAGCAAAAAGTACGAGGACCTCAAAGGGGCCCGCCTGCAAGTGATCCAGAAGAGTGGCCAGAATCCGAACATCGCCATCCTGGCCAACAACGTGGTGGACCTGTTCATCAACGATGCCAACATCCAAAAGCTTTTGGATATCCGGAACCTGACCATCGGTACCGTCCAGCCCAGTGTTCAGGCTGAAGGTGTTACCTACATCGGTACCCTAACTAGCCTGGGCCTGGAGCTTTACAGCTATGATGAGTGGTTTCTGGATGATGATGGCGTGGAATATCCCATGATTCCAGACAACTACGTGGTTGTTGGCCGGGCCAACCTGGGTACCAGGCTATACGGCGCTGTAACGCAGCTTGAAGAAAGCGACGGGGAATTCCACACTTATGAAGGTACCCGTATCCCGAAGGTGTGGAAAGATGTTAACAATGACACCAAGATGATTCGCGTTGCCTCCCGGCCGCTGCCCAAGCCTGAAGACGTGGACGCCTGGTATACGTTGGTAGTGGCGTAGGTGATATCATGGCTATTATCGTAAAACGTTTCCGCGTGCGGCGTAACGGCAAAGTGTACGGCCCCGGCCAGATGGCCGGCCAGGTAATAACGGGCTTTTCGAAAGAAGAAGAGGCCCGTTTGATTGCCGAATCCAACGGGAGCATAGAAAAGTATGTCCCGCCCAAAATTGAAGAACTGCCGGAGGACGACAATAAAAAACCGGAGGGCGGAGAATCGGGAAAATCGGAAAATGAAACCGGTACTGAAACTGGTGCTGAATCAAACAGAGATTCAGAGCCCGATGCAGAACCCGCCGAAGATCCCAGCACTGAATCTGACCCCGAGAGTGAAAACATTGCCGCGGTGGACCCTGATGACCTGATTAAACCTGGAGGTATGACCGGCCAGAAAAACAATAAAAAGCGGGGGCGTTAATTTATGTCCCCGCTTAAAGATTACATGGTTTCGGACCTGGACACGTTCTTCAATCAGGATGAATTTGCCAACCTTCACGATATCGAAGGTCAACAGATGCCGGCGGTGATTGATTTTGACCTTTTGAAAGAGAGGCCGCGAACCACCGAGCGCAACCCGTACGCAGACGGTGTATATGTTTCGGAAACCATGCTGTTTGTACGTAAGTCCGACCTTGGGTACAAACCGGTCATTGGCCAGCACCTGCGCCTGGACGGGGAACTGTACCTGGTTACCGACTGTGCTGAAAATACCGGCGTACTTGAAATCACCCTGGAGGTGAACCGGGCATGATTGAGCTGACCGCGGAGCAGATAAGAAGGGCTCAGAGCTACCTGGGCCACATCCCGGGGGCAGTGCCCAGGGCCTTGGTGGGCGCAATAAACCGGGCCGCCGAATCCACCAGGACGGAAGCCTCGCGTAAGGTCAGGGAGATATACTACGTTAAGCACAAGGATATTATTTCTACCATCAAGATTAAGAAGGCCAGCCCGGAGAATCTGATGGCAACGGTCACTTCATCCGGCAACCTGCTGCCGCTGGCAAAATTCAGGGTAACACCGCAGCGGCCGCAGCCAAGAAGGAAAAGCCCGGTTGTGATCCGTGTCAAGCGCGGCGCGGAGGGCGGCTCAGTTAAAAACGTATTTGTAGCCCGGATGAGAAGCGGTCATATAGGTGTGTTTGGGCGCGTCGGCAAATCCCGGCTGCCGATTCAGGAAAAGTACGGCCCTTCAATACCTCAGATGCTAGGTAATCCAACCGTGTCTGTTTGGATTGAAGAAAAAGCCGTCGAGCGCTTGGAACAGCGTCTTGACCATGAGATTAGCCGCATACTGGGAGGTAAGTAATGACACTCATTGTTTTGGTTGACGAGCTGGTCAAGTTCATAGGGACGGTAGTTGCCGAATTTGAGCTCCAGTCAAACGTACCGGAAGTGAAAAAGGCTCCTCAGATCGTGCCCGGCTGGCTGAAGGAAAAGAAACCCGGGCAACAGCAGGACCCCCCGGACTTTCCCTACGTCATTGTCCGGTACCTTGAGGACACGGGAAACAATGATGGCGATATGGCCACTGTTCGGATTATCGCGGGTACTTACAGTGAGGATGTTCAGGACGGATGGCGGGACTGTATGAATGTTCTTACCCGGATTAAGGAGGCCCTGCTTAAACAGCGTTTTGTGGGTAAGGCCTTTCGGGTGGAATACCCCATCAAGACCGAACTGCCCGAGGAACAGCCGTACCCGGAATGGGTGGCGTTCATGACCCTTAATATATCAATCCCCTCCGTCCAGGAGGAAGGAGGCTACTTTGATGCCATCGAGTAAAAAAAAGGCAGCACCTGACAAAAAGCAGGTGTCGCTTATTTACTGCGGCCCGAGCCTGCTGCGGGGGATATTGTACCAGTACCACGTGTCCCGTGGCGGCCTGCCCAAACATCTTGAAGCGTACTTTGAAAAGTGCCCAGCCATCAAGCGCCTGTTTGTGCCGGTGGAAAAACTGAACAGCACCGTACAGGCAATAAAAAGACCGGGCACTGCCGAAAGCGTGTGGTACAAGCAGGTATTGCAATACATTCAGGACATTCAGGGAGGTGCTAAATAGTGCCCTACAAGCACGGTGTTTATATATCCGAGGTCCCTACCTCGGTGGCCTCACCCGTCCGGGTGACCGCCGGCCTGCCGGTGGTAGTGGGGACGGCCCCGATTAACCTGGCTGATATCCAGGAATACGTGAATAAACCCCTTTTGGCTTACACCTACCAGGAGGCAGTCAAGGCCCTGGGCTACTCCACAGACTGGGCCGGCTATACCCTTTGCGAGTTTATCAAGTCACATTACCAGCAGTACAGTATGGCCCCGGTGGTATTTATCAACGTCCTGGACCCGGTCACACACAAGGCAAGCGTGGCCGCTGAGGCGGTTACGCTCGACGCGAACGACCAGGTCGTTCTGGCCAACAAGGGCGTTTTGTTGTCGTCCGTGGTGGTGAAGTCCTCCGACGGTTTGACCACGTATGTGCTGGATACTGATTACACGCTCGCGTTTGACGACAGCGGAAATGCTGTAATCACAAGGTTTGATTCCGGAAGTATTCTTGCAGGCGCCGATTTACAAGTTGATTATGATCACCTTGACCCGTCAACTGTAACGGCAAATGACATCATCGGCGGCGTGGATGCAACTACCGGGGCATATACCGGCCTTGAGCTGGTGAACAAGGTGTTCCCGCTGTTCCGCCTGGTGCCCGGTCAGATCCTGGCCCCGGGGTGGAGCCACGACCCCACTGTGGCTGCTGTCATGGTGGCCAAGGCCGGGGCGATCAATAACCTGTTCAAGGCCATGGCCATAACCGATGCGGATTCTTCTGCCGCCGGCGCGGACCTCTATACAGAGGTGCCGGGCTGGAAAAACGATAACGATTACGTGGATTCTCAGCAAGTGGTGTGTTGGCCGAAAGTCAAGCTGGGGGATGACGTGTATCACCTCTCCACCCAGTTCGCTGGCCTGGCTTGCAAGACCGACGGGGATAACGATGATATTCCTTACGTCAGTCCGTCGAACAAGAACCTGCAAGCCGCCGGTGCTGTGGTCGAGGGTGGCAGCGAAGTTACCTTAAGCCCGGACCAGGCTGCTTACCTGAATGGCGAGGGCATTGTCACTGCTATAAATTTTATTGGCGGCTGGAAACTGTGGGGCAACCGGACCGGGGCTTACCCGTCGAACACAGACGTCAAGGATACCTTTATCCCGGTGCGCCGGATGTTCAACTGGGTGGGTAACACGATTATCCTGACCTACTGGGAAAAGGTTGATGATCCTACCAACAAGCGCCTCATTGACACTGTGGTGGACAGTCTCAATATCTGGCTGAACGGTTTGACGGCTCGGGGGGCGCTACTTGGCGGCCGGGTAGAGTTCATCCAGGATGAGAACCCGACCACCGATCTGCTGAATGGAATCGTGCGGTTCCATGTGTACCTGGCGCCGCCGATGCCCGCGGAGGATATGGAATTTGTTCTGGAGTTCGACGTCAATTACCTCAGCGCTCTGTTTGCTGAGGCTGCGTAATGGGAGGTGAAAGTAAGTGTCTGTAAATGTGGTACCGGAAAGGCTGACGGCGTTTCGCGTGTATCTTGAAGGTTCGACGGACCTTAAAGGCGTGGCCGACCTGCAATTGCCGTCTCTGGAGGCTATGACCGAGACCGTCAGGGGCGCCGGGATTGCCGGTGAATACGAGTCTCCCACTTTGGGGCATTTCGGCAGTATGAAGCTGGGCCTTAACTGGCGGACCGTTTCCAAGGATATGGTCCGGTTGATGCGTCAGAAGGCGCTGCGGCTTGACTGCAGGGGGGCCTTTCAGGAGTATGACGCCGGCGCCGGTGAGTATGTTATCCGGCAGACCCGGGTAGTCGTCCAGGGTCCGCCCACCAAGGGGGATCCCGGTAAGTTCGAAACCGGCGCCCCCTCCGACGGGTCCAGCGAGATAGAGGTCCTTTACCTCAAGATTGACATTGACCGCCGGACCGTGGTCGAGCTTGATAAACTTAATTATAAGTGCGTGATTGACGGGGTGGATTACCTGGCTGACGTAAGAAGCGCCCTGGGGCTATAATATAAGACCTGCTGCAATAATAACGCGGCAGGTCTTGGTTTTACTTTAAGGGGGACGATTAAATGGATCCTATTAAGCTTTCAAAGCCGTATTCGTACGACGGCAAAGACTACGAGGAGATTAACCTTGACTTTGATATTTTAACCGGTAATGACCTGATTAAAGCTGAAGCCGAGGCGCGGATTATCGGCGGTCCGATGCCGGTACCGGAACTATCTAAACAGTACCAGGCTGTAATAGCGGCCAAAGCGGCCCGGGTGCACGTTGATATGATTACGGGGTTGCCGGCCAAGGATTTTTCCAAAATAACTGTGATGGTGCAAGATTTTTTGTTCGAATAGGCATTAACAATCCCGGAGCATTCCGGTGGTTGTTAATGGAAAACTGTCTCAGGTTGTCGGGTTTTTCTCATACGCCGGTTTCCTACTGGTTGGAGATGCCTGTAACTAAACTGGAAGACTGGCTGCGGGTGGCGGTGAGCATGAAGAAAAAGGAGGTGAGCTAAGACATGGCCCGCAAGACATACGAAATAGCGTTTGAGTTGGCCGGTAAGATTGGCTCTTCCTTTAGTGGTATGTTCACTTCGGCCAGTAACCGCCTGGCTCAGGTTAATCGTCAGATATCCACCCTGCAGCGGGAAACCAAAACCCTGGACCGGTCACTTAAAGACGGGAAAATTACGGCTGAAGAGTACGCCCGGGCTTATGCCAAAGTTGAAAACCAACTTAAACAGGCTGAACAGGCCCAGCAAAGATTTACCCGGGCAGCCAAGGCCGAGCAGTTGGCGCAGAAATCCGATCAATTCCGCGGGCAGATGCAGGGCGCCATGATGGGGGCAGCCGGCGCGGCCGTGGCCATAGGCGCTCCGGTTTATGCCGCCATGCAGTTTGAATCCTCCATGGCTGATGTGCGCAAGGTGGTTGACTTCGATACTCCTCAGCAATTTAAGGCTATGGAGAAAGATATCCTGTCCCTATCAAAAAGGATTCCCATGGCTGCCGAAGGCCTGGCGCAGATTGTTGCTTCGGGTGGCCAGGCCGGCCTGGCCCGGGAGGAGCTACTTGCCTATGCCGAGGCGGCGGCCAAGATGGGTGTGGCCTTCGATATTACTGCCGAAGAAGCTGGCCAAACCATGGCCCAGTGGCGCAGCGCGTTCAAGATGAACCAGGAGCAGGTCAACGTCCTGGCTGACCAGATAAATTATCTGGGTAACACCACCGCAGCTTCGGCGCCCAAAATTTCGGATGTTGTGCGGCGCATCGGTCCCCTGGGTGAAGTGGGCGGTGCGGCGGCCAACCAGATCGCTGCCATGGGTGCCACTATGGTGGGCGCTGGTGTGGGCGAAGAAATAGCGGCAACGGGAATTAAAAATTTAATCCTTTCTCTAACTGCCGGTGAGGCGGCAACAAAAAAACAAGCTGAAGCACTTCAAATGCTTGGCATGGATGCCGAGCAAATGGCGTCTATGATGCAAAAGGACGCCCAGGGCGCTATCATGTCGGTGTTTGCCGCTTTGCAAAAACTACCCAAGGAAAAGCAGGCTTCGGTACTCTCCGAGCTTTTTGGCAAAGAGTCCATCGGCGCCATTGCTCCGCTTTTAACCAACCTGGATGCGCTGGAAACTAACCTGCGAAATGTAGCCGATACGACTAAATATGCCGGCAGCATGGAGAAAGAGTTTGAAGCAAGGTCCGCCACTACCGCCAATAATCTGCAACTGCTCCAAAATAACGTCAAGGCTCTGGGTATATCCATAGGAAACATACTATTACCGGCAGTAAATAAAGGGGCGGAAAAGCTTGTGGCAATTGCGGAGAAGGTCGAGGCGTTTACCCAAAAGCATCCCACGTTAACAAAGGCGCTGATACTAGGGGCTGCTGCTTTGACTATTTTTACTTTCGGTGTTGCAGGTCTTGGACTTGCTTTCAGCCTTGTGGTCAGCCCGTTGGCGAGATTCTATGCTTGGGCAACAAAAATATCATTGAGTAGTAAAGTGGCGGCGGTAGGGACAAAGGCATGGGCTGCAGCTCAGCGGCTCTTGAACATCGCTATGAGCATGAACCCGATAATGAGAGTTGTGTTGCTTATCGGTGGACTTATATTTATAGGCAAAAAACTTTATGATAATTTTGAATCCATTAGAAACATTGTGGACGGTGTTTGGGCGGCATTTAAGGAAAAGTTCCCAAGTGCAGCTAAGTTTGTTGAAGGCGTTTTTCAAAAAGTCGGTAAGTTATGGGACAAGCTAAAAGGCTTTTGGAGATGGCTTGGGGGCAAAGGCGACAGCGGTGGTTCTTCTAGTACATCATCCAATGCCGGCAATCTGCGTGCATTGGATCGCTACGCCACCGGCGGGTTTGCTAGTCGCCCGTCTATATTCGGTGATGCCGGCCTTGAGGCGGCGATCCCCATCGACGGGTCAGCCAGGTCTCGCAGTATCTGGGAGCGGGCCGGGGAATTAAGTGGCTTTATCAGCGGCGACAGCATTACTTACGCTCCGGTTATCCACGCCCCGGGCGGGGATCCTGGAGTAATAAAGCAGGTACTTAAAGAATCACGTGATGATTTCTTTGATAAATATCAAGCGATGAAACATCAGCAAAGGCGGTTAGCTTATGCCTAAGACATATACCACCATTCAGGGCGACATGTGGGACGGCATTGCCAAGAGGACTCTGGGTAGTGAGTATTACATGAGCGAACTCATAGACGCCAACCCGGAGCACCGGGAAACGGTGATATTTCCGGCTGGTGTCCATCTGGTCATTCCGGAAGTACCGACCCCGGTACCGGAGCTGCTGCCTCCCTGGAAGCGGAGTGATAGCTGATGGAGGCCAGGCGTGCGTACCTGACGCTTGTGTACGACAACGTTGATATTTCTGCTGACTTGCAGCCGCATTTGGTCAGTTGGACATATACCGATAACCTGAGCGGCCAGGCGGACGACCTGCAGGTTACCCTGGAGGATAAGGCGCAGCTTTGGGTAAACGATTGGATGCCGGACAAGGGAGCGATTTTAAAAGCGAAAATAACCCAGTTGCACAAAAAATGGTCCGAGGAAATAAGCGAGATGAGCCCGGGTCTGTTTGAGATTGACGAAATTGAAAGCAGTTACCCGCCGTCCGTGGTAATTATCAAGGGTCTATCTATTCCAGAGTCCTCTTCCTTGCGAGGGGAAAGTAAAAACAAGGCCTGGGAGAAAACAAAGCTCTCTGTGATTGCCGCCGACATTACCAAAAAAGCCGGGCTCAAGCTGTTTTACGATACAGCTGATGATCCCGATTATGACCGGGTGGAGCAAACGGAAGAATCCGACCTGGTGTTTTTGATGCGGCTGTGTAATGACGCCGGCCTTTGCCTGAAGGCAACAGATGCCCAGATAGCAATTTTTGATGAACAAAAGTACGAAAAGCAGGAGCCGTTTACCAGGGTCCAAAAAGGAGAGGCCTACCTGAAAAGTTACCGGTTCAGGACAACGTTGAATGGCCTGTATAAGTCCTGCCGGGTGGAGTACCACGACGCGAACAAAAAGCAGACTATTAAGTACACCTTCACTCCGCCAAACCCACCGGCAACCGGGCGGGTTCTGGTGGTTAACGAGCGCGTAGCCTCAGTAAAGGAAGCGGAACGGCTGGCTAGGAAACGACTGCGCCAGGAGAACAAGAACGCGATTACTGCGTCCATGACCCTGATGGGTGACGTCCGGTTCCTGGCCGGCTTAACTGTAAGGATGGTCGATTTCGGTGTCTTTGACGGCAATTACATAATTACACAGGTGACCCATAGCCAGCAGAGCGGATATGAAACCGGCATCGAACTGCGCCAATGTCTGGAGGGGTATTGATGGATCCAATTCTAAAAAACCTGATCAGGGTCGGTCGGGTGTCCTCCGTTGACCCAACTGCCTGTACCGCCCGAGTGGCATTTGAGGACCAGGCGAACCTGGTTTCTTATAAGCTGCCGGTGTTAGTCAGGGGATCCCTGCAGAATAAAGATTACTGGTTGCCGGATCCTGGGGAACAGGTTTTGTGTTTATTTTTGCCTTCCGGGAATGCTCAGGGGTTTATTATCGGGTCTTTATACTCTAACCAGGACAAACCCCCTATGGGCAGTCAAAATAAACGGTATATCAATTTTTCGGATGGTACAACTATTGAATATGATCGGGCTACTCACACGCTTATGATAGATGCCAAGGGGCCTATAAATATTATCGCCGCAAGTAATGTTTTGGTAACCGGAGACGTAATTGCCGATGGGGTTAGTCTGAAAACTCACGTGCACAGCGGTGTTACTGCTGGAGACAGCGACACCGGGCCGCCGGCAGGGGGTGCGTAAAATGGGGTAATCGGCAGCTTTGGGGAAGTGGTTTTTGAAGTGTCTTCCAGCAGGGTGCGAACTTTTGATAACTTTTCCCGCAGCGGCTCCGGTCGCTGGGCAGTTCATGAGATTATCGGTCAAAAACCGTTATCCGAGTTTGTCGGCCCGGGGCAGGAAGGAATAAGTTTCTCCATCCGGTTGGACGCAAACTTAGGCGTTAATCCAGAAAGGGAGCTGCAAAAACTAAGGGCGATGCGTGATTCCGGGGAAGTGGCGGTGCTGATAATCGGCGGGCAACCGGTTACGGATAATTTCTTTGCTCTGGAATCGTTGAGTGAACAGCAAAAGGTATTCAGCGGGTCGGGTGTATTGATAGTCGCTAACGCTGACCTGACGCTGAAAGAATATCCGGTTGAGAGGTGGGTCTGGTGGCTGAATACTCTGTCGCAGCAGATTTAACCCGGATTGACTTTGCCGCCACGGGGGTGGCCGAGGTTCTGCAAAACGTGCGCATGATTCTGGCCACGCCGCAGTTTTCATGTCCGCTGGACCGTGATTTTGGCTGGGACCCCAATGTTGACGCGCCCATAAACCTGGTTCAGGCCAAGCTGACCGCCCGTATTGTAGCCGCCATCCGGAGGTATGAGCCCCGGGCCCAGGTGGTAAGTGTCACTTTTCAGGGTGACGGCCAGCAGGGCGTCTTAAAGCCGATAGTGAAGGTGAGGGTTGACGATGACGCGGTTTAATCTGCCGGATATAACTTTTGCGGAAAAGTCCGTACAAGAAATAGAAACGGAAATTATGAACGCTTACGAGGAATCCGCCGGGTACCGGCTGGCGGCGGCCGACCCGCGCTGCAAATTTTTGCAGGCCATTGCCAAAATCATTGCCGTGCAGCGGTCACTCATCGACTTCGCGGCCAAGCAGAACCTCCTGGCTTACTCCACCGGTGATTACCTGGACCACATCGGGGCTTTCAGCAGCACGGAACGGCTACAGCCCACCTACGCTACAACCACTGAAAGATTTAACCTTTCCACGGCGTTTGACCAGACAATTCCAGCCGGTACCCGGGTGACTGCCAGCGATAACGTGTTTTTTGCCACCACCAAGGACGTCGCCGTCCAGGGCGGCCAGACGTACGTTGACGTGGAGGTTCAGTGCACCGAGCCCGGCACAATCGGAAACGGGTATCTGCCCGGGGAAATCAACACTCTGGTGGACCCCATCCAGTGGGTGCAGTCGGTTGAGAACATCACCGAAAGTGAGGGCGGCGCCGACCTGGAAGAGGATGACCAGTATGCCGAGCGCATTCAACAGGCCCCCGAAAGCTACTCCACCGCTGGACCTGACGGTGCGTATAAATACTGGGCCAGGACAGCTAGCCAGTCAATCATTGATGTTTCGGTGCGCAGCCCTTCCGCCGGCACGGTGGAGATTTGGCCCCTGCTTGAAGACGGTGAAATACCCGGGCAGGAAATCCTGGACGCCGTGCTGGCGGTGTGCAACGACAAGAAGATCAGGCCACTGACGGACCAAGTGCAGGTGCTGGCCCCGGAACAGGTGAGCTATGATATTACGCTCACATATTACATCCGGACTGAGGACAGCAGCCTTGAATCGAGCATTCAGGAGAAGGTCAACCAGGCCGTGGAGGATTACAAGCTGTGGCAAAAGTCCAAACTGGGGCGGGACATTGACCCGTCCGAACTCATCACCCGGGTGAAAAACGCCGGCGCCAAGCGGGTGGCCGTCACCGCGCCGGCATACCAGCAAGTTGAATCCTACCAGGTGGCCGTGGAGAACCTGGTGACGGTCACTTACGGAGGGCTGGAAGATGATTAATATATACAACATTGATTTGCTGGACATCCTTCCGGAAAGCTTGAAGCAAGACCCCCAGATACAAGCCATGTGCGCGGCCATAACGCTGCAACTGCAGGCGGTTTCCAACGCGATAATCGAATGCATTCTACTGCCGAGGATTGACGAACTCCCCGGGGAAGTGCTGGACCTTCTGGCCTGGCGCTTTCACGTGGATTTTTACGATGCTTCCTACCCGGTGGAAACTAAAAGGCAGCTCGTCAAAAACTCCCTTGCTTGGCACATGCGCAAAGGAACACCCTCGGCGGTGGAGAAACTGATTACCGCTATTTTTGGTGATGGAGAAGTCCAAGAGTGGTTTGAATACGGAGGACAGCCATACCATTTTAAGGTTCTAACAAGTAATAATGCGGCAATAACTACAGACGTGCAGCGCTTTGAACGAGCCGTGCAATCCGTAAAAAACACGCGGTCCGTGCTTGAAGCAGTGGAAATAACTGCGACCGATGAACTTAATTTATATTTTGGAGATATAGTCCACATAGCTGATTATCAAGAGATTAGGCAGGTGGTTTAATTGGGTGCTTTCGGAGGCCTTATCCTGACAAATAAGGGCAGAAACTTGCAAGCTAAAGCGCAAGCCGGCACACAGCTGAATTTTACAAAAATTAAAATAGGTGATGGGAGTCTCAGTGGACAAAGCATTGCTGATTTAACCGATTTGATTAGCATAAAAAAAGAATTAAACATATTGAGTCTTGAAACAATGACGGGAGGTAAGGCGAAGCTTCGCAGTTACTTCTCTAATGCAGACATTGAGACGGGTTTTTATTGGCGGGAACTAGGAGTCTTTGCCCAGGATCCCCAAGAGGGTGAAATACTCTATTGCTATGGAAATGCCGGTGCTAATGCTGAGTATATACCAGCTGGCGGCGGCCCTGACGTTGTGGAAAGGTATATTAATGTTATTACTCTTGTTGGGGATGCTTCCAATATATCCGCGACGTTGGGATCAGAAATCTATGTTACTCAGGCTGAGTTTGATTCTCATGCAAGTCGTCATGCCTCAGCTGGGGATGATCCTATCGCTCCGGTCGACATAGGAGCAGAAACACCGGCAGAAGCTCAGGCGAAAGCCGATGCTGCAGCCGCTGCCGGGGTAGCCGCAGCCGCAGCTGTGCAAGCTGATGTTGATGAACATAAGGCCGAAACCATACAACAGGGCGCACACGGCGGTTTGCCTGCTCACAAATCCACTCACGCTTCCGGGGGGACAGATGCTCTTACCCCGGCGGATGTGGGGGCGGTCAACAAGGCCGGGGACACGATGACGGGGAACCTAACCATTGCCCCAGCTGGTAACGCTAGCATTGAACTTGGCCGGACTGATGGCGTTGCCTCAACTCCTTTCATTGACTTACATTCTGGAGCTACTGCTGTAGACTATGATTCGAGAATTTTAGCCTCTGGAGGAACGGGGGCTAACGCAGGTGGTACGCTTAATATATTAGCGGCTACATTGCAGAACAACGGCAACAAAGTCTGGCACGCGGGCAACGATGGTGCAGGTAGTGGGCTGGATGCGGATTTGCTGGATGGTTTTCATGCAGGTACTGCTGCTAATAATGTACTGAAACTGGATGCTAGTGGTTTAGTACCTTTAGCTAATATACCTGCTACTTTGACTGGTAAAAACGCTGACCAAGTAGACGGCTTACATGTAACAGGTTCAGGTACTCCTGGGTTGCGGAAGATAACGGTTTCTACTGCCGCACCTTCTGGCGGGGTTGATGGCGATGTGTGGCTTCAGTATGCGTAGGTGGTGGTTAGTATGCCAGTTTGGATAAATGTATCTGGAACGTGGAAGAAGACAACAATGTCTAGTGTCAACGTGGGTGGAGTATGGAAGCAGGCTGTAGCACTCTATGTTAATGTGGGTGGGGTATGGAAAAAGACTTGGGCTCCTGAGAGGTGGACTGCCAAAGCATCTATGCCCACAGCGAGGTACGGCCTTGCCGCAGCCGCACCAGGTAACGGGAAGTTGTATGCGGTAGGGGGGTACAACAGCAGCTACCTTGCCACCAACGAAGAATACGACCCATCTACCAACACCTGGACGACGAAAATAGCCATGCCCACAGGGAGGTATTATCTTGCCGCAGCCGCACCAGGTAACGGGAAGTTGTAT